CCGGCTAGTGCGTCGAGAAATTTGACGTACAGTCTCTCCAAATCACTTGGAAGGGACATAGGCATTGATGTGCTCCTGGTGTGAAGTTAGGTTCTAAAGCAACTTATTAGGTTGCAGCATAACCTTCGATCACCTCGAGCTTACCGAGAGACGAGTCAAAGAGGTTCAATCCTTGATGCGTGAACTCGGCAACCAAAGTGTCCAGCATGTCCAGAGGAGTGATCGTCTCAAGACGCATCCTCGCTCTGTTCACGACTGTTACTTTTCCATCAGCGCCCGTAGCAGTTTCGGGAAACACGTACTCCTTCACGACGCGACGAACAGTGTTCGAAGCATTGGCAGAAGCACGAGTTGACAGCGTGGCTTTGTGGCCAGCAGCTGCCCCGATAGGACTACGCCAAATTGCGGGTGAATTACTTCCGCTCGACGGAACCACCTTAGCGTAGGTGATGTCCGTTGTACCATCGGCCTTCTTGACCGTGATATCAGCTTGGTTAGGCATAAAGCCAACCTTTCTGTCCAATTAAGGACTGAGAACGGTATTGCTACCGTTTCCAACCGAGACTGGCTTGAAAACCAAGACCCTGTTGAATAAACAAAGAAGCAGCCGCTAGACCGCGCTTTGAGGAAAGGACCCAAGGGTCCCTGACTTGAAGAGAGGGTCCAGGAAAGGACCCGATGATGCGTTGACAATAGACTCCCTTTAAAGAGTGGTTCTCGTTAACAAAAAACTTCTGAAAAGAGTAATAGTTAGGAGGACCACTAGTTAAAGGAGAGTTATAATTGTAAACAGACGCTATATTATGCGTCTTCATCCAGCGTGAGAATATGGTACGATGCGGATTGACCAAAGTAATCCCCGCAAAATCTGTAAATGTATTGAGAAAATCTCCTACATTCACAAACCAATCAACAACAAAGCTGAAAGGAACTAATTCCCAAGCAATAGACAGTGGGTTGACTACGCCACACTGTGATGCAAGTGCCAAATTGGGATTCGACACTTCCAAATCCGCCTTCAAAGTTATGGCTTGATACGTGGTATACTTGTCTCCACCATATGTTCTATCGTTTCCATTATCGGAAGCGAGAGAGTTATATGTATGAAACCAGGCACCACGCTTGGTCCGCACATGAACTCGGGCAATCGGTTTCGACAGTACTTCTACTGCGTCATGAATGTCCTTAATGAGAGGCGACCATCCAAAGTGTAACTCTAGATAGTTATTTGCGAAGCTTTTGGCTCCGAACTGGACGTAATTCTTTTCCAATTTCTTTCTTTGAGCAGAGCTCAGATTAAGACCAATGGAAAGAGCTGCGTCCCCAAACCGTCCACGCCGGAGATTCTTAGTAAAGGCACTAAGCTGAGTAAATCGTTTAACGATCATACTCATAGCTTGGTGACCTTCAGCTAAGGCGACTCCGGCCTGAACATTGGCCCCTAAATCCTCTTTAAAAGCGTTATAGACTTTGAGATATAATGAGTCAACCGGGTCCACCATCGCTGGTGTAGCCGAGATAGTCTCATAATAGTCGCCATCGTATCCTAAGTGAGAACGGC